CTACTTGTAGTAACGCCTTTTAGGCCTCCAGCCCCTGCCTGCATTGGCGGCCATCTCATTACAAATCCCTTCTTTGGCCGCTTCAAAATAAACGTCTTTTAAGCCCTCTTTATCGCGTTCTCGCGCTTTTTCGTAATTCAAAGAAACAATGATTTCAAGCGGTTGCCTGTTACAGGTTTCTGCGATTTCCAGCATGAAGGCAAGCGGCAGATTCATACGGCCTTTTCGGTATTGGGAAATGTGCGAAGTCGAAACGCCCCAATGGCGGGCAAGCGCATAGTCTGAATAAAGCGGTTTGTACGTTTTGAACAAATCCAGCCATTGCGAAGCGGAACGCATGATAAAACAAAGCCTTATGATTAATTCATAAGGCTATTTTAAAACAGCGTCCGGATGCTCGCTAGACGTGCGGATGCTCGCTATTTTTGGCATGGTTGATTGCCGCACATTTCTACAAGTTCTGCTTCTATGGGTGTGTCGTGTTTTGTTTCGTTCATGCGTAGTAAGCAAATTGCAATAATTCCTAACAGAATTATTTTTGTAGATTCAAAGATTAGCCATAGCGTTTTATCTCTCATTTTTTTTCTTTTTCTCGGTGAATTATCATTTCTTGAGCGTCTTTGCTGAATTCGGTTACTAAGACGTCCATTAGTTCAGTCCATTTAATTGTTCTTCCGATTTTTAGACTTGCTTCTATCGCAAGTCTTTCCATTTTTAGCTTTTTTTCCATTTTTATATTGTATGTTGCTCTCTGGTTTGTCATTTTTGTCTCTATTAGTTATTGAGTTCTTAAATTCTATTGCTATTTAGCTACAAAGTTAAATAGTTCTTGCGCTTTTGTGTTATTTGGTGTAATAATTTAAAAAAAGAGTTAATGAACTCATTAGCAATCCTAGCCCGCATGCCGCATGCCGCGCCTGCGCGGCGGCGGCGGCGGGCAGGATTGCTAGAGGAAGCTAGGAAAATGGAAATAATGCCAAAATCATCAAAAATGACAGAAAGAACGAACGGATGCTTGCCGTTTCAGGCAGCCCCCATGAGTAACACGGGGGGTGCTGTAAGCGAAAGCTACGCTCATCTGGTGATGATGAACGGCAAAGTGAAAGAAATAATCCTAAAACGCGGGAATCAACAGGCAGGCTTTATAGACACCCTGACCGTAGTCCTGCATGAAGACACATTTATCAGGGATGACCAATTAGGCTCCTACGAAGAGATAGCAGCGAACTGCTCCGTCGAACTGGCCGAAATAATGGGCTACGGCATCAGCTATGAAAACAAAGGCGGTCGGAATTTTTACGAAAAATCCTACCAGCTTGGCGATGAAGAACATAACTACGGCTTCGTAGCCGTCGGCGGCAGAAAAAACAAAGACACCGTATGTCTGCACTTTACGGGCGAAGGCCTCATAGCCGCTAAAGACGGTTGGGAATCAAGACTTTACGAATTCCTGACCGAACGCGCAAAACAGCCTCGTATCAGTCGTTGTGACGTAGCCCATGATTTTCTGAACGGCGAATACACCTGCGAACAAGCCCTAAAAGACTGGGAAGACGGCGGCTATACCCTGCACCGCTCCAAGCCCATCAGCGAATGCGTGGGCGGCGATTGGAAACTGTACAAAGGCACCGGCAAAACCTTTTATGTCGGCTCGCGCAAAAATGCCTCCCGCTTTGCCCGCATCTATGAAAAAGGCAAACAGCTCGGCGACGAATTAAGCCCGTGGGTTCGCGCCGAAGTCGAATTTAGGGCAAGGGACATCATCATTCCGCTTGATATTTTGATAGCGGCTGGCGAATACCTGACCGCCTGCTATCCCGTATTCGGGCAACTGTTCGCCCAATACGGACACGCGCCGTCCAAGCCTGAACGCATTGAAAAAGAAAGAGAAATATCAATCGCCCATGTGGGAAAGTACGCATCAATGCAGGTTAGCCGTGCCGTCGTCATGTATGAAGAAATGGGCATGACCGACAAAGAAATAATAACCGCACTTAAAAGCCAACAAACAGAAATGCCCAAACGCTTGGCAAAGCAGGCTTTTGACTGTGCCTATCTGTACCGCGATTACATACACCAGGCAGGTCATGTCCCGCGTGATCCGCTTGACTTATATGAATTTGAATTAAGCGGTAAGTTTCGCGCTCAAAAAGCTAGAAAAATGACAGATAGGGAAATAGAACTACGCGGAAGAAAATACAGTCGCAAAAAACTCATGGAAGCGGCAATCTTTCTTGATAATGAAGAAAGGAAAAAATATGAAGAATCCGACGAATATGTAGCCTACGCCCAGCAAAGGGCGCATGGCGTGCCTCATTGCCTTGCGAAATCATGGGTAAAAATGAACAAAGCACATTGATTTTTAAACGCGGCGATAGCTTTTTGAAGGCTTAATCTTCGGGCATCTGCCGAATCTCAAACCTCCTAACGAAAGGAAAATATTATGTTAATGACACTGCGTAAAGTATCTTGGAACAAAGGCCAAACCGACAACGGAATCGAATACGACTATTGCCGTATTGATTGCGATATGCCGATTTACGAAGGCTCTAAAAACGAATTTGGCGTAGACAGTTTTACGCTCGAATTCGGCCCGATGGAACGCCATAAAGAATTGCTGCACCTGAAAGGAAAGCTCCCTGTGCAAGTTGACGTGGCTTATCACGAAGCCAAAAAAGGCAAAAACATCATCCGCGTAGTTGACCATCTGCGCGAAATTAAGCCGGGGGATAAGTCATGAACTTGCCAAAAAAAGAAAGATTGATGACTCCTAGGGAAGTATCCCTTGTCTTTGGCCGTGATATTAAAGATTGCAACGTTTACGAAGTCGTAACCGTCGGCGAAAAAGGCAAGGAAAAGCACTATTCCTACATCATGAAACCACATCAAAGGTTTGTAGCGTAAAGTTTTTGGGCTGGCCGTTTGCCTTGTGAAAACGGTAAAACCTATGACAAAGGAAAAAAATCATGAAAATGATTAAAAAACTGAAAACTGCGGCTTATGCCGCTCCATTGGTCGTAATGGCCGCTCTCCCCATGACTGCTAACGCCGCATTGGCCGAAGGCATCAAAAACGCCATCACTGGCGGTTTTGCCGACGTTCAGGAAGGCGCGGCCTTAATCGTAGTCGGTTTTGCCGCCCTGTTCGGCATCCGCCTGATTATGCGCCTGTTTGGCCGTTAAGATGATATGGGCTATCAGGTAGGTAATAGCTGTCATCAGACACGGGAAGCTGCTGAGAATGCCTACTTCTCGGCGGTTTCCCCCGTCATCACCGAAAACGGTGTGAAACAGCTTATTTATAAAGATAAATCTTGGTATTTCGGCAGCCAAAAATTAAGCGCGTATCTGCCGCAGTGCGACGAAGCGCAAAATTACTTGGCCGGGTATGAAATGATGTCTGCCTTGATTCCTACTGCAATAGTTTTGATGATGGCCAAGGCAATCATAGGTTTGTTAAAAGGTTGATAAATGATTGATATTTACTACTTATTCGGTGCATTACAGGCGGGCATGTTTATTTTCTTTATGCTGACGGTGTAGGGGCGAAAAATGAAAAAAACGATAATGGCCGCAATAGTTGCGGCTTTTGTTTTGTTTGCTCCTTCTGCTTTTGCTGTTACTCCAGGTTACTGTATCGGTAAATCTGATGGTAATTATTATCAAGAATATAGAAATGTTCCGGGTGGTGATGCTATCAAGTGTCAAGGTGGTAAAACATTAAATGCGTGTGAGGGTAATGATGGTAAGGGCTTTCGTCCAATAGGTGGCAGTATTGTAGGTATTTGTAAGGGCGGTAGTTTGACGTCAGATACCTTTAATTACGGTAAAAGGTTATGTGTGCCTCCTGAATGTACTTCTCCGACTTGGTTGCCTGAAGCTAATGGTCGTGCTGTTCCGCCTTCAGGCGGCGGGTCTTCTTCCGGTGGCGGTGGTTCCTCTTCCGGTGGTGGGACATTGGAAATAGTTGATATACCCGGCCAGCAGCCGCCTAAAAAAGACAGCTCCGGCGGTGGTTCTTCTGGTGGTTCTTCAGATGGGATTGGCCCTGTTGGCGGTTGGTTGGGGGATAAAGAGGCGGAAGAACAATCAAAGCAAAAAGCCCGTGAAGAAAAAGAAAAGCAGGAAAAGGAGAAAAAGAAAAAAGATGATGGCGGCAATGTACCTGACCCAAGCGCGCCGCCGGGTAGTACAGGAGGTAGTTATCCGTTTGGAAAAAAAGACTTGGAGTCTGCAAAACGATTGATGGAAGCCTTGAAAGCGCATCAAAAAAGATGGGCTGATAATTGGACGGATATTGCTAATCAGGCAAATAATATTAAATCAAATTTGGCCGATGAATTAAGTCGGTGTGATTTTTATCATAAAAATAATCCTAAAAGGTATGAAGATTGCGTCAAAAATGCGGTAAGTAATGCTGCTGAGAAGTCGGAAAAACTGAATGAAAAAATAGAAGTTTTCAAGCGCATGCAGGCCATTGAAGAAAAAGCCTTAAATGAGCAAATCCAAGAGTTGAACCCCATATCAAAGCTGATTGTTAATGCCTTTTCAGGCTTTACAATTCCTGAAGGCTCCTCGTCTTCCAAAACGACTGAAAAAACAGGCGATGACAAAAATGGAACGACGAAGGAAACCGAAACCGTTACGGAAAAAACAAGTGATGGCGGCGGTAATGGCGGCGGTGTGGTCAATAACTACAACACACAAACCAACAATATCACCACAACCAACAATCAGACTATAAACAATGAAATAGTCAATAAAATTGAAACTCGCGATTATACGGGTGCTTTGAATGCCCTAAATGGCTCTTTACAGGCTTTGAGCCGTGATATTGAGGGTCAAACCAATGTTTTAAACAACAGTTTAAATCTTGGGTTTGCGGGTTTGTCGGGCAGATTGGGTGAGTTGATTGCAAAGGTCGATAAATTAGATTCTGGCAATGGTGGCGGTTCAGGCGGAAGCGGTGGCGGTGGAAATGTTGCCGGAGGTAACGGTTCCGCTGCCAAAGCTTCGGGTGAAGGCGACGGCCAGTCTGATTTAGAAGCGTTTTGTAAGAAACATCCCAATACCCTTACTTGTGCGGAATTTAACGGCAACATGCCCGAAGAAGGCGACTTTTCGGGACTTATCCCGAAAAAAGAAGTGCCGATTGGCTGGAAATTTGAAGATTTTCTAAAAGGTTCTTCGGCTAAATGCCCTGCCCCAATGAAATTAAGTACAAAGCTCGGCGTAATAAGCCTGAGTTGGGACGGTTTTTGCGAGTTCCTCCGCATGGTTCGCGGCTTCGTCATCATGGCCGCATCCGTTACGGGAATTATGATTGTGCTGAAAGGACAATAAATGCCAGCGTTTTTAATACCCGTCATCGGTTTTATTGCCTCGTGGGTTGTGCGGGCAATGATAGTAAAGTTTGTTGTTGCCTTAGGAATCGGCTTGACGGTCTATAAGGTGTCAAGCTGGGGCATTGATGAAATGAAAAACTATTTCTATCAGGGCTATCATCAGCTTCCCGCCGCTTTGCTTGACCTGCTCAATATAGGCGGGTTTGAGTTCGGCATAGAGATTATTTTCTCGGCCATTGCTATTAGGGGGGCATTATTGGCCGTCGATTCGTTTACTAAAATGACGATTGGGGGCAGTTGATGATTTATCTGATTACTGGCACGCCTGGAACGGGTAAAACATCAATGGCCGTCGATATGATTTTGAGTAACAAAGACGGCCTGTTTACGATGGAGGCGGAAGATGGGACAAAAATAGATCGTCCGCTCTATTTTTGTCATATAGACGGCTTGGATACGCGCAAATTCAAAGCCCACGAACTGACCGAAGAAGAATTGCAGTCTGCCCCGCTGAATGAAATCGTACCTGAAGGCTCGGTGGTTATTGTAGACGAAGCGGACTACACCTATCCCGTCCGTTCTTCGGCGCAAAAGCCTCCGCCCTATATTCAAACGCTGAAAGAATTGAGGCATAACGGCTTTACCCTGATACTCATGACCCAGCATCCCACTATGTTGGATAAATACGTTCGTAATCTTGTAGGCCGCCATATCCATCTTGAGCGCAAGGTTGTAGGCACATACAAATATGAGTTTTACCGCTGCGAAGACAGCTTAACGCCTCAAGTTTTTGCCAGTACAACCAAGTCTTTTTACAAGCCGCCGAAGGAAGCCTTTAAGTATTACAAATCGGCCAGCAAACACATCAAATTCAAGAAAAAGATACCAAAAGTATTTTGGATCGTTTTTTTCTTGCTTGCGGTGCTCCTTTACTTCGGCGTGCCGTGGATTGGCCGCATGTACGAAAAGGCCAATCCCGGCACGAAAAAAGAAGAGGTTGTGCAGGTTAAAGACTCTCAACCATTGCAGCCGTCTGCTCCCGTAGAGGCTGAATTAGTCGATTTGGTAGACGTTCCCGCCCTTCCCTCATCTGCTCTGCCTTCGGCGTTGCCTGAAGCGGCCGCGTCCGTGCCCGAATTCTCGGAGGCATATTATCGGCCGCGCGTTGAGGGCATGCCCGAAACCGCGCCAATCTATGACGGAATAAGAAGTGTAAACAGAATGGAAAGCGTGGCCGCCTGCATCAAAGGCCGTAAAGGCTGCGATTGCTACACCGATTTTGGGACGAAAGTCTCAATCAAGCCTGAAACCTGCCGCGATTGGGCAGAAAACGGCCTTCCGTTCAATCCGTACAGGCGGGAAGGGGTAGGCATGGCCGAAGGCCAAAACGCCCGCATTTCGCAATCTGACGCGAATACGGGCGGGGGTGGGGTTTATGTGATGGGTGGAAAAGATAAACTGACTCTCCTGCCTGATTATTCAAAAGGGCCATCGGCACAATAAGAAAGGCCGTCTGAAACTTTCAGACGGCCTTATTGTTTTTATTTGTTGAGGTATGGCGATTTATATAGTCTTAAATCAAATGCTCCTTGTTCTTCCAAATTTGCGGGGCGTTCAAAATCTAAATCATCGGGATTGTCGATTTTTTCCATAATTTCGCCAATAATTTTGCTGTTTGCGGGCATTTCCTTTCGTGTTGAGATTAAACCAATGCATTTTATAGGGTTGAATTTTGCGTATCTTTCCACGTTTTCAGGTATTTTAGAACGCTCTTTATATATGGTAATTAGCATATCTGCCATTATCTCTAAAATCTCAATTCGTTTTGTTTTTTCGTTGTTCGGTGTCATTTTTAAATTCCTGTTTATTATTGGGTGGGTGGCGGCCGTCTTGTAACGGTTTGAATCTGATACATCGTCATTTTGTTTCGGAATTTTTGCGGAAGCAATCCCCTTCCGTGATAAATTCGAAAAAAATGGCGGGATTCAAATCGTGTAAAGGTGGCTGCTTGGGTGGGTCGCCCCGCCTGCCCTTTCGGGCAGGTTCGGGCTTTAACTACTTTTCTTTTTCGGGCGGATTAAAGTCTAGAGTTTCGGTTAATTCTACAAATTCTTTATTTTCACTTTCCGAATTTTGTATCATCAGCCATTCTAAATTTTTGAATCGGCTCATAGCCAAGGTATGGTAAAACTCATAGCCCCGCTTATTGATTCCGCCCGCTTCGTGTATTCCGTCCAGGTAGCCTAAAAACTCGCATGTTTGCAGGATGTCGGAGAATTCTAAATCATTTAAGTAACTTTCGACTTTTACACGAATTTCAGCCGTTTTAAATACAATCGGTTCTTTTAAATCTTCACACATTTTTGGTTTCTTTCTTTATTTCTGTTGAAAAATTATTGAATGCCTCTAATGCCTTACCATCAAAAAAACTCGCCCCGTAGTTTACTTTCGGTATGAAGAAGTCGTTTAAAGCGCGTGCCGATTCAGCGATATTTCTCAAATTTTCATACTCTTTTTTAGAGATAGTTACTTTTTCCAT